TATACCTTGATCAAGTTTACGTTTTCCTTTCTCATAAAATTCATCACTACATTCAAATATTCCAATGTCTAAACTTCCTTTATCAATACATACAAATACAAAGTCATCTACGTTAAACATTTCCCTGTATAGATATGCTTGTAAATCATAACTGTATTTATCTGCTGAATATCTAAATTCATTTAATCCTGTTGTTGTTTTTAAATCTACTATTTGATTGTCTTTTAATATATCTGCTTTTGCTCTAAATGCTATTCCATTAATCATTGCTATTTCAGGTATCTCAAATTGTGCCTTACTCATATAGTGTACTGCTTCATCGTTTCTTAAAATTGCATCAGCTAAACGTTCTGCTGCTTTAATCTCATTTGTAGTATAAACTTCTTTACCTTCTGCTTTTGCTTCTTTGTATGCTTTTCCTGCTTTAGTTGCTACATCTACAATAGTTAATTCATCAATCTTATGTGGCTCTAAAATCATTGTGTGGAATAGTTTACCATCACGTAAAGGTTGTGTTTCACTTTGCCCGTACTTTGTAACGTACTTATACGTTTTAGGACTTGATAGTACCATTTTAAGACTTGATGAAGATAAAGCTTGTTTGCCTAAATAACCATAGTAGAACTCATCGTTATACATATTATCAATAAGTTCTTGTTTATCCCAAATCTTGTTGTCGAATGTTTTAATTTTTGTTTCCATTGTTTATTATTAGTTTTAGTATGTAATCGTATGTTGCTAATTCTCTTTCTGTACTATCAATCATTATCTGTAAATGGTCATCAGATGTTAAACTTTGTCCTGACATTAGTTCACCGAGGTATTTAAACAATTCTCTATCTAATCCCTGTACTTTAGATTGTATTGTAAAGTATGCAGCTTCATTCATTTTTTATAAGTTTTATTAAAATATTGTTCTGCACTTCTGTAACCATATAATCCACAATTAATACCAACTACATTAGCTTCTTTAATTTGTTCCTTTTCCATTTCTTTAGCTTGTTGAAATAATCCTTCAAATTGCATTTCTTGTTCAAATGTTAAACTTAATACTTCTTGTAACCATTGCACCGCTGTTTGTTTTTTCATATTCTTATATTATCTAAATTGTTCATTGTTTCATCATAATTTAATACTTCTCTAATCTGTTGTGCATAAGCATCTGATTCATTCCAATCTTTTACTAATGCTTCAGCAATTAATTCTAATTGTTTACGTACATAAACGTTTTCAGTTGTTTTCATAACCTCTATACAGGTTTCTAATTTGAATAAAATTTGTAGTTTGTCCATTTTGTTTGTTTTTTAAATTGTTATAAGCAAATGTAAACATTATTTGTTTATAAAAAACATTTTAACTAAACTTTAACATAAAAAAAAACAATCATTTCTGATTGCTTAATTTTAAATTAATAATTTTTCTATATATTTCATTAACCCTTTCAGAGTTTAACCCTCTATTATAATTGAATTTCATTATACGTTGGATTCTTTGTAATGCTGATTGTTTACTTCGTGTCATATTGCTTTAATTTATTATCTAAATATACATATATATCTTTTAATTCAAATATTTTATGAATAAATAAAAATTCTCTCCATTCATAAACATCTTTTATTGTAATTTTATTTAATAATCTAATTGGAATATAATCTATAATATATTGACCAATAATATATTTATTTTTCATAATTCTTTAGTTTTTCTAAATATAATATCATATCCATTGCTTCTTGTTGTGCGTGATTTAGCCATTCTAAACGTGTTAAATCTGTTCTGTCTAATGTAATACCGTATTTATTAATTCCTACGTTAGAACGTTGTTTAAATTGTTCTATTACTGATTCTACTATACTATCTTTCATTTACATTTTATTTATTATTGTTTCTCCTTTTAGATTGTTATCAAAAATTATTAAAACACAAGGAAAAGGAGCAGGAGTTTTACTATCATTAAAATTTAACCTTCCTTTTATAAATCTTATTTCATAAGCGTAATTCATAATTAAATTATGCCAATATTTAGTGTCGCTTCTTATTGGAATTAAATAAACACATTTTTTTGCATTTCCTAAAATTAATTCTTGTATTCCTTTTTTTATAAATGGTTCTATATTACTATATGGTGGATTTATATAAATATTACCTTTCCATTCAATCTGTAGTCCATCAAATTCACTTTTAAAAGGACAAGGGTCAAAATCAAAATTAAACTCATTATTTAATAAATTATAAAATTTAACAGGAGTTGCATAATTATCACTATCTCTTGTTCCTTGTATATCTTTATTAAATCTAATCATTTACTAAATCTTTTAGAATGTTGTGTGTATAATTCCATAACTTTTTTAGATGCTTCATATTCTGTAAATTCTATTTGTTTTTTATCTATTTCAAAAGTATATATCTTTAAGTTGTCTGATATTTGAAACTTAATAACGTGATACATTTTTGTGTTTTGTATTGGTTGTATAACATAAGCTAAATCATTCTTCCAGCATAATCTCATTGCTTGTATTTCATCTTCTTTTGGAGAATACTTTTCTGATTGCTTTTTAGCCATTTGTAACATTCTTTTTAAATATTGATTTTAATACTGTTGGCGACCAAGTTTGTGTTAAACATAAATTATAAAGCATTTGCCCTAATTCATCAATATCAATATCATCATTTTCTGTTTCTATTGTTGATGTTTTTCCGTAAGATGTGTATGTTAATTTCATTAGTCTAATTTTAAAAATTCTGTTTCTCCGTACTCTTTAAACCATTCACTATTTTCTTTGTATTTGTCTATTACTGCATTTATAAATACTAATTCATCTAATGTACTTGTTTGCAGTTTAGAAACTATTTCTTCTATACTTCGCAATATATTAGTTGTTGTTTCTGGGTCTGTATTGTAAATGATTTTAAATTCGTTTCTTACTGTTTCTTCCAAGTCTTTATTTAAACTATTTATCTTGTGTTTAATTTGTTGCTTGTATTGTGTTGTAAAAATTAAACTTTCATTTGATTCTAACAGTAATTGACTTAATATTACTGATTTTAAATACTCTTGTTGTATTATGTTTATTTCCATTGTTTTGCTTTTGTTAGTTCTAAATATGCTACTTCTTTTTCTATTCTTTGTGTGTTATGAAATTGTGTTGTTGCAGGATTCTTATTATTAAGTTCCCATTCTGGAATGATTAGATTTAAGTTAAAACTGTATATTCCTTTTGGAGTTGAATTAAAATACATTGGTGTATCTAAATGCTTTTCACATTCTTGTTTCATTGCATCATACTTTTTCTTTTCAAGTAGTAAAGTATTATAATGCGTTTTCCTGCACTTTAATTCTAATCTATGTCCTTTGATGGGACTGTAACAATCCCATCTTGACATTTGATTTTTAGCTTTAACTAAATCAGGATATACATTTTCTTTTAACCAATTAAATAAATCAACTTCTGTCCAGTTATTCATTTACTGTATATTCGTTGTATACACGTCTTAATTCATCAAGTTTACCTTTCCAACAACTTGCACAAGAACTTATCTGTAAACGATAGTTAAATACGTTAAAATAGATGTCTGATACTTCTTGTTGTTCTATTGAATTTAATGTGCTTTGTTCAGCAGATAAATACTTTGTTAATTTATTATAATCTGATTCATTTAAACAGTTTATATTTCTGTTGTATGGAAACAAATTATTTAGTTTAACTTTTCTTTCATCGCATCCACAATCTATACCGGTTGCTTCGCTAAACATTTCAACTACTTTTTTAATTCCTGTTGCTTCTGTGATAGCTTCTATTGTATCACCTAAACCTGTTGCTTTTCTTTTTGCCATTTTTAGTAAATTTGATTATAATCGTTATTAATATAGTCTTGGTAATCTTTTTGAAATTTTTGTTTAAGTATTTGTTTATAATTCTTAATTGAATGAAAAATAGAAATTAAACTAATTGTAGTTTCCGAAGCAATATCTCGCATTGACATATCACTATCACGATATAATTTAAATAATTTTTTATCATACCATTTCCAGTTTTCTAATTCATCGTCAATCAACATACATATATCATTATATGCCTTGTGTTCTTCTACGTTTGAATCGTCAAATAATTCCCAGCATCCATCTATTGGAACTTTTGTTATTTTTTTCTTTTTATTATAATATTGATAATATAAACTTTTTAAAGTAAAATATACATAGCCTTTTCTTACATTGCCATTTAAATCTATTATTTTTTCAGCTGAAGCATACTTCCATAAAGTAATGTATGTTTCTTGTACTAAATCTTGTGCATAATCGTATTCCCCAAATGAATGTATTATTTTAATCCACTCATTATGATGTTCTGCTACTTTTGCCAACCAAGAATTATCCATATATTTAAATTATTTTGGAGTTGTCCATATAAATGAAAATGAAATTACTAAAATTAAAACTTGTACAGTGTGTTCTGTTTCGTCATCAAATTCATCATCATTATATAATGCTCCGAGCATTACACCTTTAATTGGATTTATAATTATATCACAATCGTAGAATTGTGCTATTATAAATGCAGTACATAAAATAAAACCTAAAGTTATTATTATCATATTAAAATAATTTTGCGTTTACTTTTGCTACTTTCTTTTCAGAAATTACTTCTTTTAATTGGATTGAAAAATCAATATGTGTTAATTCAGAATCAACTTCTAATAGTTCTTCAATGCAATCAGCTATAGGAGTTAAATTATATCTTGCTTCCATATCTGTTAATTCTTGTAAATATACAAGCTTTTCTTTTAAATCTTTAAAGAAACTTATTAACATTTTATTGTCTGAATGATAAAGTAACATTCTTTCTGTTGAAACTTGTAATTCTTCTAAATGGTTTTTTATTGTTGTTTTCATAATAACTCTAATTGATTTGTTTTTGGTTTTTCAAATATACCTCTTGCTACGTTAAATATAGTTAATCCAGCTTCATAATCTACTAAATTTCTTGCCATTTTTGTAACTGATTGTTTTCCTTTATATTTTCTAAAATCATAATCGTGAAATACACAAAGTTTATTAACTTCTTCTTTTGCTGTACTTATTCCAATAGTTTTTCTTTCATTTAAATCATTAGGTAAAGTAAAATTTGTCCAATATAAATGCCTACCTCTTTTTTGTGCTTGTATTAATGGTTCGTAATATGGAATAACATTTTCCACTACAAATTTACCATTGTAAAAGTTTTGTAAAAATAATATTTCCTCATATAAAATCATAGATGGATATTTAGGTTTCCAACATTCTCTATTTTTTTGACTAATATTTAATCTTGTGTGACTTGGGCAAGGTGGAGAACTCCAAATAAAATCAAACTCTTTATAATGGTCTAATAAATATTGATGTGCATCAGCTACGATAACAATATCATTTGGAAATCTTTCTTTATATAATCTTGCAGCTTCAGGGTCTAATTCAATTGCTGTTACTTCACAATCTGTCCATTTGTATCTATTCCCACCTAAACAAGCGTATAGATTTAATACTTTGTAATTTTTCATTTAAAATATGTCTTTTAATGGGTCGTAAAATGCTCCTTCAACTTGTGGCAATCCAAAATTATTTACTTTAAAACTAAAGTTTTCAAATGGTGCGTTTCTGGAACGTTTACAACTTACGGTTACTAATCCTTTATTAACTGTGTTAAGTTCTAATTGTATTTGTGTTTCTGTTTTCTTTTCTAAAAATGAACCTAAATGCCCTGTTGGTTTATCTGTTCCAAAGTTAGAATGTATTACTGTTACTATGTGGCAATTTAATTCTTTTGACCATTTCATTAACTTCTGGACAACTGCATTACTTTCTTCTATATTATTTACATCTGAACATAAATACAATTAGAACTTAACACAGTTAATAAAGGATTAGTAACCGTAAGTTGTAAACGTTCAA